GTGGGGGGCGCGCGGGTGACTTCGCTCGAGACTCCGCAAAATTCAAGCAAAGGGGTTTATAATCGTGGCAAATAAAGGCAGACCTAAAAAACCAACCGAACTAAAGATACTTGAAGGCAATAGAGGCAAGCGGCCGTTACCAGAGAACGAACCGAAGCCCGCGCCGATAACTAATCAACCCGATCCCCCGGAATGGCTCAACGACCCGGCAAAGGGAATGTGGCAAAGGTTATTCCCGATACTCCAACGGATTAATTTAATCACAGAGGCCGACTTAGAATCTTATACAATGCTCTGCCAGTCTTATGGCAAGTGGGTAGAACATGAAAAGGACATTGCCGATAATGGCGATTACTACACATACACAAACAAAGCGGGCGCGGAAAACGAGGTTGAGCGTCCTGCTGTTAAGTTGGCACATAAAGCCTACGAAAGATATAAGTCACTATGCACCGAGTTTGGATTGACGGCGGCCAGCAGGGCAAGGATTGAAACTAAGGGAGCCGATGATGATGTCGAAGAAATGGAAGAACTGCTATCGAAATAAGGTGAGGTAATGTTTGATGAAGCGAAGGCAGAACATGCGGTAAAATTCTTTAAGAACCTGAAGCACACGAAGGGACGCTGGAAAGGCGTTCCTTTTACTTTGATGGACTGGCAGGAGAAAGCCATCCGCGACATATTCGGAACCGTCAAAGACGATGGGTTCCGGCAATACACGACCGCTTATATCGAGATACCTAAGAAGATGGGTAAGTCTGAAACGGGCGCGGGTGTTGCCCTTTACTGTTTAGCAGCTGACAACGAATGGTCAGCGGAAGTTTACGGGTGTGCATCTGATAGGCAACAGGCTTCTATTGTTTACGATGTAGCGGTGGATATGGTTGACCAGAACCCGGCATTGAAGAAGAAAATTAAGCCGGTTATATCGCAGAAAAGACTTATATACACACCGACAAAATCATTTTATCAAGTATTGAGTGCAGAGAGCTACTCAAAGCATGGTTTTAATGTTCACGCGGTTATCTTTGACGAGTTACACGCGCAACCTAACCGCGGATTGTTCGATGTAATGACAGAAGGCTCCGGTGATGCCCGGACACAGCCATTATATTTTATCATTACCACAGCTGGCGACGATCCAGATAGAACGTCTATAGGGTGGGAAATGCACGATTTTTCTCAGCAGATAATTACAGGTGACAAGGTTGATCCGACCTTTTACGCTATGATTTACGGAATTGACCGGGATAATAAGAGGATTTGGACAGGGCAAGATTACCACAAGGTTGATGACATCGACTGGAAGGATGAAAAGATTTGGACAGCGGTTAATCCGTCGATTAATCACACTGTAGATATTAGCAAAGTCCGCGACCAGTTCACGCGCGCGCAGGGGAATCCGTCGCGAGAGAAAAACTTCAGATGGTTAAGGCTTAATTCATGGGAGAAGGTTAAAACTCATAAATGGCTTGGCGTTGATTTTTGGGATTTATGCAAGGTTAAATTAGATAATTTAGAAGGTCGGCCATGCTATGGCGGTTTGGACTTATCAACCAAAATTGATATGACAAGTTTTGTTTTATTGTTCCCGCCCGATGGAGTTAATAAAAAGTGGGCGGTGTTGTCATGGTTCTGGTTGCCGGAAGATAACATAGCGGCCAGGGTAGAGAAGGATCAGGTTCCTTATGATACCTGGGTGCAACAAAATTACTTACAAACCACACCGGGCAACGTGATAGATTATGAATTTATCGAGGAATTTATCCTAAAATTAGCTGACAAATACGATATTCAGGAAATAGGATATGACCCCTGGAACGCGATGCAAACAGCTATCCGGTTGGAAGATGAAGGCTTGACAGTTGCGGAAGTTCGGCAGGGTTACAAGTCAATGTCCCCGCCGATGAAGGAAATAGAGCAGTTGACGATGGGTAAAAAGATACAGCACGACGGCCACCCGATACTGAGGTGGAATCTTGGAAATGTCGAAGTCAAGATGGATGAGAATGAGAATCTTAGACCGGTCAAGGGCAAGGGAACTGAACGAATAGACGGGTTAGTGGCAATGATTAACGCTATGAACCGCGCTATGCTCCACGATGATGAATGTGTTTATAACCACCGCGGTATAGTAACAGTTTAGAGGTGACTAAATGAGCATTAGTAAAAGAATCACAGGATGGTTGCAGCGTCGAGGCCTACTAAGCGAGCCGGATAGTTGGCTGGTGCGGAATTTTGGCGGTAGGCCGGTTCATTCAGGGGTTCAAGTATCAGAGCAGACGGCCATGCAATCGACGGCCGTTTTTTCATGTGTAAGGTTAATTTCAGGGACGATTGCGTCACTACCCCTGCCGGTTTATCGGAATATTGAACCACGCGGGAAACTGAGAGACAAAAACCATGATCTGTATAAAATACTACACGACCGCCCGAACCCAGAGCAGTCAAGTTACCAGTGGCGACAGATGGGATTGGCTCATCAGCTACTTTGGGGCGACTGGATAAGCGAGATCGAATACAGGGATAATAAACCCGTTGCGTTATGGCCGATACCGCCCTGGTTAGTTGATGTTAAGCGGGGCGACAGAGGTTTTGTCTACTATGATGTTACCCTGCCGAATCAACAGGTTGTCAGGTTGCCCGCTTACAAGGTTTTGCATATTCGCAACCTTATGACCGACGGTTTACGAGGGATGTCATGTATTCGCGCCGGGGCAGAAGCCATTGGGCTTTCAATAGCAGCCGAAGAATTTGGCGCAAGGTTCTACGGTGAAGGTGCTAATGTCGGCGGGTTGATAGAATACCCTGGCAAACTCAAAGACGATAAACTTGATGAGTTTAAAAACAGTTTACGCGAATCATATACGGGATTAGGCAAATCTCACAGGTTGATGGTGCTTGAGGAGGGCACTAAATATCACCGCGTGGGAATACCTCCGAATGAAGCACAGTTTTTAGAGTTAAGGAAATTCCAGGTCGCCGAAATCGGGCGGCTTTTTGGTATATCGCAGTTGCATAAAATCGGGGATTTGGAACGGGCGACGTTCTCAAACATTGAACAGCAGAATATTGAATTTGTCGTTGATACAATCAGACCCCTGTTAGTAAACATAGAGCAGGAGATTAATTATAAGTTATTCAATGACACTCCGCATTTTAGTGAGTTTGTTGTTGATGGACTTCTCCGCGGTGATACGCAGACACGTTATCAGGCCTATTCAGTAGCCCGGCAGTGGGGTTGGTTATCAGCTAACGATGTCCGGGAATTAGAGAACATGAATCCCCTGCCAGACGATCAGGGCGATATGTATTTAATCCCGATGAATATGGTTCCGGCTGAACAGGCGAAGATGCCCGACCCGCAGGAACCCGAACCGCCCGAAGAAGATGACCGGAGTGTTGAGAAAAGAGAGCAACGAAACAGGCAAGCACTCCACCGGGCAAGGACAGCTAAAAGCCATGAGCGGATATTTGAGGAGAAGGCCAGAGAGGTCTGCACACGCGAAAAACGCAACGTTATGAAGGCACTTGAGAAGCACATGGGCGAAAGAGGATCAGCTTCTTTCGATGACTGGCTTGAAGATTTTTACAGGGAATTTCAGCCATACGTTAAAGATACAATGCGCCCGGCTATTGTTGGACTGGCGGAAGTTATGCAATCAATGACCGCAGAGGAAATGGGTGTTGATGCTCCTGATGTCCAAAGGGATATTGATAAATTTATCGAGGATCAGGGCATAGCACATACCGCAAGGTCAAGAGCAGTTATTAAGCAGTTGGTAAGGCGGGCAGAAGAAGAAAACCTTGACCCGGTTGAGGTTGTCGGTGAACGCCTTGACGACTGGGAAGAAAACCGACCCGCTCAGATTGCTAACGATAGCACGGTGGCAGTAGGTAACAGAGTAGCAAAAGCAGTATTCGCCGCCGCCGGTGTGCAGAGGTTAAGATGGCAGGCTATAGGTGCTGACACCTGCCCTTACTGTCAAGAGATGGACGGGCGCGTAGTAGGCATAGACGAACCCTTTGTAGCGCGTGATGATGATTTGGAAAGCGAAGATGGGCGGATGCCTATTAACAAGCCTACATTAGAGCCACCCCTTCACATGGGTTGCGTTTGTGTTGTAGGGCCGGAATAAATCTTAAGGAGTTGAACTTAATGGAACTTGAGAAAAGGTATTTACCAGCAGAAGATTTAGAAGTTAGAACCGAAGACGATGGCAGCATGAAAATATCAGGTTATGCTGCTATGTTCAACAGGAAATCAGAGGACTTGGGCGGGTTTATTGAAATACTGAGGCCGGGTTGCTTCCGTAAAGCGTTGGAAAAGCAACCAGACATCAAAGCATTGTTTAATCATGACCCGTCGAGCATATTCGCCCGGAGCAAAAACGACACCTTAAAAGTCGAGGAAAACCAGACCGGGTTAAAATTTGAAGCTATTATTAACCCTGAAGATGAAGATGGAAAAAGGATTTACAATAAAGTTAATTCAGGGTTAATTGACCAGTGTTCGTTTGCTTTTGGAGTTAGTGAAAACGGGCAAAGGTGGAGTGAGGGCAGTCCGATGACACGGGAGATATTAGAGGTTGACTTGTTGGCCGATGTGTCGGTGGTTACTAACCCCGCTTACCCGCAAACCACGGTCCAGGCAAGGGCAATATTGCAGGAAGCAGGATTTGACTTTGATTCCGTCGCCGATGTCATGCAAAAGAGAACAAACGGCGGGACGGTTACCGACGAAGACAGGGATTTAATTAACGGGGCAATCATGGTACTGCAATCTTACTTACCCGAAGAACGGGAAGAACCTGTTGATGATGGCGATACTGATTATTTAGATACCATAATGAGGGAATTGGATTTAGTAGAAATAACCAACGGTTGAACCGCGTATAAAAGCGCGTCAACATAACCGAGCGATGCTAATGGTGGGTTAATCGCAGACTGTGAAAGCGGGCTGTTATTAAACTACGGGATTTAGCGGAGGTCGGTATTTTAATGTACGAAAAAATTCTAAGGAGTTGAATAGTATAATGCAAAATTTGGAAGTTATGCGAGAAAAGCTCAACAAAACAGTAGCTGAAGCTCGCGAACTTATCGAAACGGCAAAGACAGAGGAACGTTCCCTGACCCCCGAGGAAAGGGAAAAGCAGGAAAAAATGATGGATGAANTCCGCAATTTGCAAGCGGATATTCAGACGGAAGAAGAATTGCAAAGGGTAGAATCGCAGAAAGCAGACTTGAACATTGACCCTGAAAGAGACCGCTACAACTGGAATTCTTTAGGCGAATTTGTGAGGACGGTAATTCAGAACCCCAACGATAGCCGGTTAAATTATCGTGCGGACTCCCAAGCTATGGACGAAGGTTCTGAGGGTGGGTATTTAGTTCCCGACCAGTTCTCCAGCGAACTTTTAACTGTCCAACCAGACGAGGCAGTTATCAGGCCTAGGGCAAACGTATTCTCCGGCGGGGATGCAGACTTTAAGATTCCTTCTATCCAGTATCACGGGGAAAATATGTTTGGCGGTGCAGAGGTAACATGGATTGATGAAGGTGGAACCAAACCGCAAACCGACATCACGTTCAGGCAAATTACCCTGCAACCTCACGAAGTTGCCGCCCATATTGAAGTTACCGATAAACTGTTGCGGAACTCTAACATGATTGAAAATGTTGTCCGTAACATTCTTCGCGGTGCTTTGATTGACGCGGAAGAAAAAGAGTTTCTTACTGGTAACGGAACAAGCGGGCCTACTGGTATCGTTGACCACAACGCAACAATCACTGTTGACCACAGCACTAGCCTGTCTTATGACGAACTTGCAGAAATGCTTGCCAAGTTCCGTGGGCGCAGGGGCGTATGGATTGTTGGCCGTGATATGTTACCCGACTTGATGGAGATTGAAGATGGCGCAAATCATTACATCTGGCAACCTAATGCACGGGACGGCAACCCCGGAACCCTGTTTGGTTACCCGGTAGTATTCAGCGACCACAGCCCGAACAAGGACAGCAAGGGTTCAATCGTATTGGCCGATCTTAGCTACTACCTAATTAAAGACGGTGTAGGCGTAAGCATAGCGGCCAGTCAGCACGTTAAGTTCACCAACAACATCACCGTGATTAAGGCATTCAAGACTGTTGACGGAACTCCTTGGCTTGATAATGCCCTGCCGACAAAAGGCGGAGACTACACTACTTCCCCGTTTGTTGAACTCGGCGAATTGTAGATTAAATAGGGGGCTTAATTGCCCCCTTTAATTCCAAAAAGGACGTGATAACTTGAATAGGTTATATGAAGACATATTTCCTGTCAATGTTTTGTTAGATGATACGCTCGGTAATTCGAGCGATACCGCACGGGTTAATTTGGGGCATTACCGTAGGGCAATGTTCCATATTTACGCAGAGCCTACCACTACTGGTGACTGGGTAATCGACAATGACGGCCCGGAGCAGATACAGGTAACACTAAAAGAAGCTGATGATGTAACTACTGGCGACACCGACGACCTCGACGAATCAGCCAGAGAATTTAATGCTGGCATGGGCGTTTTAAAGATGAAAATAAATGCGACCGACCAACTCGCAACTGGCGATATTATCACAATCAACGGTGTTGAGTTTGAAAAGGTGTCCTCAAATGAAGATGCGGAAGCGGGAACCTGGACTACAGATTCACATTTAAAAGCAGCTATTGATGCGAATATTAAAGGAGTTACTACCAGCACAGGCACAAATGACGTCACTGTAGAGGTTATTGATTATCAGTATCCTATGACGGTAGAACTTGATACCGACGAAACCGGAGCTGACGAGGAAATCCAGATTGAAAAGGCGGCTGCTGTTGTTGAGGTTCACTTAGCTGAACTTTCGGACGGTAAAGATTACGTTTATCTGACAGTAGATGATAACACTGCATCACATGACCCTGAAAGCGTTGATGTTACTGTTACCGCATTACTTGGGAATGCTTACAGCCAGCCGGTAAATCAAACAGTATTGTAGGGGGGATAAGATGAAACGCAAAAAGGTAGATATTAGGCTACCGAGCGGTAAGATTGTTTACGGTTATCCTGAACATTACAATCAGGAAACTACAGAAACCGCATCTGTTGAACCTGTTGAAACCGCCACCAAACCCAAGCCGGAACCTAAGCACGTCGGCGGTGGGTGGTATGAAGTAAACGGTGAACGGGTAAAAGGTAAAGAGGAAGCTGAGAAGTTAGCAGACCCTTTATAGGGTGGCTTGAACGGGTAGGAAAAGAGGAATACACGGTTACAGGTGGTTCTTATTTCGAGGTTCACCTATACAGCGACTTTGTTGTTAAAACTCCAAGACCGTCAAGGGGCAGCGTCAATAAACCCGATAAGTTGGATTTTATCGCAGAATCGCAGACTTATTTGTCAAACCACCTTGACTGTGTATTGCCCTGCTGGCATCACAATATGAAATTATATATGCCGTGAGCGCCGGGCAAGCCGCTTATGGATAAAGATAGATGGAACGAGCTGCGAAGCAAAATCAAAGGGTATGCAGAAAAGATTAAAAGGCATGGATATATATTGAAGGATATACAGCGCAGGAACACTTACTACGACGAATACACAGGTCGGATTTACTTTATCGACTTCCACCAAATTGAAAGGGCGGGTGATTAAGTGGCTATTAAAGTTGAAACAAAACCTACAGAGGAACCAGTCACTTTAGACGAGGCAAAATTACATTGCCGGTTAGACCATGATGATGAGGATAGTTTGATGGAAACGCTGATAGCGACCGCCCGGCAATACGGGGAAACCTTCACGGGTAGAAGTTTTTGCACTCAGACCATTAAATATTACCTCGACAAATGGCCTTCCGGTAATGTGATCTACTTACCCCGCCCACCTGTGCAAAGCGTGACCAGTGTTAAGTGGACTGATAATGAAGGAACAGAAACCACCTTAACCGAGGGCGACGATTACGAAGTCGACACCGACAGCGAACCCGCCCGGCTAATTTTACCCTATGGAGAAAAATGGCCGACCGGGACACTTGCAACTAAAAACCCGATAGAGATTGAGTACATCGCAGGTTACGGTGACGCAAGCGATGTGCCTGAATACGTTCAAGCAGCTATCAAACTATACATCGCCGGGCTATACGAGAACCGGGAAGCGGTATTACCTGCCGGACACGTTGGGAAAAGGTTGCCGATGGGCGTTGAAGCACTGTTATGGCAGGAAAGAGCTTTCTGGTCTGAGGAGTTGAACAAGTAATGCCGATTATCTCAGGAAAACTCAGGCATCGGGTAACTATACAATCACCCGTAACCGTAAGCGGTGAATACGGCGGGACATACGAAACCTGGTTTCCTTATTCCGGTCAAGAAGCATCGGAATGGGAAGAAGGCACAAATTCAGAAGATGCTGTTGAGTATGAAGTAGGCGATATAGTTTACGACCCTGCCGACAATGACAAATATTATATCTGCACAAAAGACCATGAGGCATACGACGGAGAAAAGCCACTGGCAGAAAATAGCTATTGGAAGGAAATAGACAAGGACGATTTTAATAAAGCGTTTGCATGGGCATCTGTTGACCCGGTGCGCGGGCGTGAATACTGGGATGCCCGACAGGCTCAATCTGAGGTTGAGGGTAAAATCATCATGCGTTACCGGAATAATGTGACCCCTGATAAGCGGATTTTATTCCAAGGCAGACCCCTGGAAATCCTTGCTATATTGAATCCGCAGGAGCGAAAAGAACAATTAGAGATACTCTATAAGGAGTGGCAGTAATGGCTAATGTCAGGGTAGAAGGTGGGGAACAGTTAGCGGCCAACCTTAACAGGATAGCACATGAAACAAGAGGCAGGATCGGCAGTGAGGCCGTCGATGCTGGCGGTGAGTTAATTCAACAAAAAGCCCACGATCGTTGCGCTATTAAGGGTGAGGGTTCTATTGATGGATACTATCAACCTGCAGAAGTTTGGTCGGTTGACCCTGCCAGAGCCGGAGCAGTTAAACGGTCGATTAAGCGGATAACCGAAGGTTTGACTTGCAGGGTAGGCAGTAATCACATGATTGCCCCCAAGTTGGAAAAGGGGTTACCGTCAGGACACGAACCCAGGCCGTTTATGCGTCCCGCCTTGGACGAAAACATAAACGAAGCACAAGAGCGGATAGGAACTGCACTCTGGCAAGGTATAACGGGGGTGGTTAGATGACCATAGAAGCACAGGTTAGGGAGCATATAGAAGGCGGAACAGATAAGCCAGTATACATGAACCGCGCCCCGTCCGGTGTAGACCCGCCTTATATTGTGCAAAGATTAATCACGAAGAACAATCATGGCATGGGCGCGACACAGGCAAGGATACAGTTTGATATATTCGGTAAAGACCCGAATGGATACGGACAGGCGAAAGGTATCTCCGTTTCCCTAAACGATACCATATTTGACCTGTCGGAGAGTATTGATGATATTGCAGGTAGTTACAGGGTTTCGGAGATGGAAACCTTCGACGATAGTGTTAATTATTATCGAATAATAGTTGACGCTATGGTCTATTACGATGAAAGGGAAACCTTTGGATAGGAGGAAATATTAATGAGTAGACCGCGAGTAGGTGTAGATAAGCTACACTACGCAAAATTAACACAAGACGATAGCTCGGGGGCCGAATACGATAGCGCGGTTTCCGTGGAAAATGTAACGAATATCAGCTTAAACTTTAACACCGAGTTTAGCACATTTTTTGCCGACGACGGGCCGAGGGAATCTTACACCCAGATGGGCGAAGTTGAAGCCGCTATTACTGTTGCTGATTTAACGGGTGAACAGTATGCGGAATTACTCGGTGCAGACCAGGATGATGACGGGATTGTCGATCTGAAAACTACAGACAGCCCGCCGGAGGTTGCTATTGGGTTTAGGTCGAGGAAGTCAAACGGGGAATACCGTTATGTTTGGCTAATGAAGGGAACCTTTGGCGTTCCTGACAGCGAATATCAGACGCAGGAAGGTTCTATAAACTTCCAACCGCAGACTATTAACGGGCGGTTTGTTGCAAGAACCTATGATAACAAGGTATTCCGCAGGTTGGATTCAGACGACGAATCCTACGATGAGGACGACTGGAACAAGTTGGAAGATGACTGGTTTGATGAAGGGCCAGATGTTGAACCGACCGATAAAAACAGTTAGCAATAAATGGAGGGATTAAGATGGAAACACCCACAATAAAAGCTAATAATAAAACCTACAAGGCCGCCAAGCCAAAAGCAAAGGTTTGGCGGTTGCTTGTTAAATTTCAAGATCGCTACGGAGCAAACCCCAACGTCCTACAATCCGAAGAAGCCTACAATGAAATGATGGAACTACTCGCTAAAATGTTTAACAACAAGGATGTAACGGTAGACTTTATTGAGGAACACGTTGATTTTGACGACATATTTACTTTATTCTTTAAGACGGAGCGATGGCTTGAGAATGAGGTTAGCCAGAAAATGGCACAGGTAGGCGAAGGAAAAAACGCGCCAGCGACGGATTCGTAGATTTAAGCGTCTATGAGTCCGTCGTGCATTGGTATCAGTCGTTTTCTAAAGCGTATTACTGGACACCGGAAGAAATCGATAACCAGGATTTGGACATACTACTTGACTACGTGATTGTCAGTTACAAGGTGGCAGAGAGCAAAGACTTTGCTCACATAGATGAGGTGATGCAGTGACCGAAGTAGGTAGATTAAATGTAAGACTAAACATGGACACCCGCGAGTTCGGGCAAAACATACAAACAGCCAGTCAGAGGTTAGATAATTTTGGGCGACGTGCAGGTCGTTTCGGCGATACCATGACCCGGAGAGTGACGCTACCAATGGCTGCTGTAGGAACCGCTATCGGTGGGTTAATGATAAAAACCGGGCAGTGGGCTGATGAACTTTTAGACACCTCCGCTATCCTTGGGGTAAGCACGGATAGATTGCAGGAATGGGAAGGCATGGCCGCACGTGCTGGTATAGAATCCGATGCTTTTTCAAGCGCGATGGAAACCATGAACCGGAGAGCCGCGCGGGGTTCTGCTACATTTGTTGAGGGTATTGAACTGATGAATATGTCCCTCGAGGAGTTCCAGGCTTTAGAACCGGAAAAGCAGATGGATCAAATTCTTGACGCTATGGTTGAAATGGAGAAAAAAGACCGAATTGCTTTTGCCAATAAATTAAATATACCCGAATTATTACCTGTAGTTGATGAATTAATTGAATCGGGGAAAGATGCATCAGAAGCTTGGGAAGAATTTGATTATCTTGAGCGTGAAGACCTTGAGCGAGCCGACGAATTTAGGCAGATGTGGGATGAAATAAAACGTCTTTTCGGGTTGATAGCTATGGATATTGGGATACAGCTAATCGACCTGTTCCGAGAAATCTTTGACCTCGATTCGGAAAGCCTGAGAGATGACATCATGGAACTTGGCGACAGGCTCGGGGAATGGATTGATGACCTGGGCGAGCTTATCGATGAACACGGGGAATTGATTTGGAAGGTTGGGCTTGTTGTGGCGGCGATAGGCCCTGCATCAAAGCTGGTTTCTGCAATTATCGGACTGAAAGGACTTTTAAGTGGCCCCGTTGGGTTGATAATTTTAGTTGGTGCTGCTGCCGAAGCATTTTCAAGGTGGGCCGTAGCAGCATTAGAAGCAGAGGACGCAAGCGAATGGTTGATTGAACTTGCTAGATTTTTTGGCCCAATTACAAGATTCCAGGAAATGATTAATCAGGCTCGCGAAGATATAGAATGGTTAACCCAAAGATTCAACGATTTGAGGGATGCCATAGGGGATGCAATGGAGAGGCTGAGGGATTTCTTCACCCTTAGTGGCGACGGTCATGGTGGCTTTACAGGTATGACAGGTTTAGACATTCCAACTTTTCATTCAGGCGGAACCTTCCACGCACCGACAGCGGGCGGTGAGGGTTTGGCCCTCTTGAAAGATCAGGAACGGGTAATACCAGCTGGCACTATGCAGTCAGCAGGTGGTGGCGATGTATACATGACAATACACCAGGAAATCGCTGACAAAGAAACTGCTGATTACGCTGCCACGGAAATATCCCGCAGGTTACAAACACGCGGTTTGGGTGGTGCTTATAGATGATATACGCCGGGAAACAAATTATGTCAGAGTATACGGTGGAGATAACATCAAACCAGAAAATCAAAACGCACCACTTTATCGGCAGCGACCGCAACAGAATATCTTTTTTAGGGCGCGGCCCGACGCGGATAAGATGTACCCTGAGAGTGCCTGATGAGGATTTGCGCGACGTTGAAGGGTTACTCAGAAAAGCTGAACCCTCTACCCTAATATACGATAACAAAGAATATCGAGATGTAGTAGCAGAAGGCGATTACAGAATATCACCGGTAGGTTACAGACGCGACGTGTGGAGGATAGATGTTACATTCCAAGTGCTTGACCCGACACCGCGCCATGTTGATACCGGGGAGGCGATCTATTGAGTTATACAAAATCTACAGGATGGAACACATTTACCAATAATTCAACCTTCGCTATTGATTTGCGCGGTAAGTGGTTAAAAAGTGCTATGCTGAGGTTTCGCGGACGTGGTGAAATAGTCGAAACTGAGCGGATCGAGGACAGCACCCAAAGAGACAGGACGGGTTCGCTTAACTTTAGATTTTTTGAGGAAACTTTAGAAACTGGCTCGATTAGCACTCCGGGAGTACCATCCGGTTTTACGCTTAGGGAGCACAAGTGGCGAATCGGCGCGTGGTCTGATGACGAAGAAGAAACACCGTCTGCAAGTGTAACCTTGATACACCCGAGAGGGTCGAGGTCTGGCGGCACTAGCAATATAGCATTAGGGGATAGTGACGACCCCTCGGTTATCGTTAATGCTTCTACAACCAATCGAGCGTCGGGCGATGCTTACGCTACGATAACCTGTCAAGATGTGACCGTTCGATACAGGATAGTTGCGGGAACAAGCTACTACAAAGATGAGAAAACCTTTACCTACACCACCGACCCTATGGTAACCAACACGGCTACAGGGGCATCACGTTCACACGGTGGAACTTTGAGCGATGGTTCTACATCTGATGAAATTAATATAGCGGGTATATTAGAAAACAACACCAGCAATACGATCCGGGTTAATGTTGACGGAACGAACCGCGTCGATATTGAATACGAAATTGAATGGGGTAATCCTCCGCAGGTAGAAACCGGCAAGTCGTATAATGTCGGCCCGGAAAGTGGTGGCATAAAAGGTAAGCTCAAGGATGATGGAAACGCGGAAACAAATTGCTACGTGCGATATGGTAGGAATGAGGATAATTTAAACAACGAGATATACATCGGTGAATTTGAAACCGGTGATGAGTTTACACAGTGGTTATCCGGACTTAACACTAACACTACATATTATTACCAGATATATGCTACTAACGAGTTTGGCGAAGGCTCCGGGGCAATAAAAAGTTTTGAAACCGTCGCAACCCCGCCTGTAATTGAAACAGGTGAGGTTTTAGAGGTTGGATATTTCGATGCTTTCTTGTCAGGCGAATTAATCGACACTGGTGGCGTAGAGTGTGAGGTTTGGTTCCAGTGGCGGGAAACAGGTAATTTGTGGGAAGTTGCAAGTAAAATAACTACAGACGATAGTAAGGATATTTACAAAACCATAGACGGGTTAAAATACCATACACCGCACGAATATATGTTAGTCGCAGAAAACAGTGTGGCAAGGGTCGAAGGTGAGGTCAAATCATTTCGGACTCACTACCCGCTTATTCCGGCACCCGAAGAATTACAGCCAAGGCACGGCTATCCGACAAGAAATTTACAGCCGCAGTTTACGTTTTACCTGCCGGAAAAGCCAGAGAATCCAGCCGATAAATACCATGCCCGGATTAGGTTTAGTAAAACGCACGGGATGGAACCAACAGCGTTTGTAATGGAAACCCTTGACGACCGCACCAACTGGCAAGCGTTGATTAATAATAGTTGGGTAGACTTCCCCCTTGAGGGAGTCGACCCGAATACATTTGTGAGGGTAACACCTACCGAGGAACTTCCATTCGGGCCGCTGTATTGGGATGTTGCCGGGCATGACGGGGTGCGATACGGGTTAGACGCACAACAAAGAATTGATATAGCCATTCCGTATACGGGTGAATATGGGTTGTATATTGCAAGCCCGGAAGACCCGCATATTCAAGAAGAATGGGAAGCTATTAACACGCTTACTGTAACCGAGGCATCAAACGGGGAAATCGGCTCAATTGAGTTTGAGGTTTTCAACGAAACGGAAACCTTGCCCCGTAACCTGGTTAATTTTGCCCAATCCTTATGTGAGGAAATAGGCGGGTTTACAATAATCGGCGAAAGCGGGGGTTGGTCTGTTACAGATGACAAGTCTTATTTTGGAACTTACTCAATCAAGTACGAACAACCTACAGAATCACCGACTGAGAATGAAATCCAATCACTTGAAATCTCAGTTGAACCGGAAGCGGAATATACCGCCAGTTGCTATATATACGACCCGCCCGATGTAGCCAAATTTAAAATCAGGGCAGATGGCAATGTTATTAAGGAAACCATGATCCAACCTGAAAGCGGTTGGCAGAGGGTAGATATTACTTTTACCCCGGGCGAAGAAAATATTAAGGTATGCATCGAGGGTTTGACGGACGAAGAAGGGCAAACCTTTTATGTTGACGGCATACAGGTTGAGCGAGGAAGCGATGTAACAGCATGGCGCGTTGGTGGCAGGACGAAGGAAGTTATCGCTAGAGATATAGAATACGGGAGTCCCGTTTTACTTGCGGTTAACGATGCCAGTGGGATGGAAGCAGAGTATCAGGGGTGGGTAAGAGAAAAAAGCCCCTCCGGTGAAACCATGTCGATATACGCAATTATGACCGACGGGTTTATGGGCGAGCGGATTGCCAAAGAAGATTATCCTACCGATGCTGATGAAAAAATGATTGAAGCCTTCAGCGATGCCGGGAGTGATAAAACCAACGTAGAAACGACCTTTGAGCACGAACTTGAAGCGGGCGACAAAATCCAAATTATAGCCGACCGTTACAATGATGTTTACGAAGTTGACAGCGTGGTTGATTCCAACAACTTTGTGATTGACGTTGAATACGAAGAAGATGAGGCAGAGGAACCTGTTTTGCGACCAGTAGAGGATATAGGCAAAACGGTTCAGCGACTGATAAGTGATTACTGTGCCCCGATTATTGCTGATGTATATGTAGATACCGAAACGGGCTATATTGCACCAATCAGGGCCAAAAACAGAACGGTGTCGCAGGTAATGGAAAATATAAGGCGGCAGTACGATGTGTATTATTTTGTGGATAGGTTAAATCAATTACACTTCGGGCGGGTTGGCGATATTGAAAGCGTCGAACAACCTAATTTGATTATAAGGGGTGATGTATAATGCCAGACATGAGCGACCACTTTAAACAGGAAACTACCAACTGGGCAGCAGAAAATTTATTACTCTGGATTGGTTTGGTTGATGATGACGGTAACGAGCTGTCCGGGGAAGGTTACGCGAGGAAACCCGCCAGCTGGACTGACCCTGCCGAGGATGCAGACAACACTATTTACCCCACGGGTGACATTGTGTTTGACGTGCCTTCGGGGTATGTCGCAGGGTGGAGGGCGTATGATGAGGAAAGCACGGGGCAAGGTAATGACATGGGTGGAAAAGATTTCACCACCGCCTATTACTATACTGACCCCGGCACATTTGCGTTGCGTTCCGATGAAACGGGGGTGAGGCCGGTATGATTCCTAAAGCACGCGATTATTCAAAACCAGCAAAGTTGACTGAAACGTTGGCGATTGACGGGGATTCCGTTGCTACTGAAGATTACGACCAAGCATACCCGGAACTTGATACAGGCGACGTATTCCAAGCGGTTATAACTGACAGTGATAATGAATTATTCGCCGACCCCGACGCTAACTATGAAACGGTCGAAATCGACAGCCACAGCGACGGGACGATAAGTATATCCCGCCGGGGTATCGGGGCAATCACAGGTGTAATAGGCGAGGCAAGAGAATGGCCTTCGGGGTCACTTATTGCCTGTATGCCGACCGGGGATGGCTATAACCAAATGCGAAAAAATGTCGTTTACGGGAACTGGGACGGTGGCAAGCCTGATTCAAATTACGGCGGTATGGACTCCATAGACGCAGGGGGTGTGTAGCATGGCAGTGAGAATACAAATTAGACGAGGAACAGCTTCAGAATGGGAAGCAGCTAACCCTATTTTAATGGAAGGTGAAATTGGTATAGAAACAGATACCTTTCAATTCAAGGTTGGCAATGGTTTTGATGACTGGGACACTTTACCTTATTCTGTTGGCTTCCCTGACCATGAGTGGGACGGGACACACTTGAGGTTTAGGAACCCTGATGGAACTTGGGGCGATTGGGTGGATTTAAGTTTTGAACCTTTCCGGTTAGGCAATACATCAGATTTCACCGCAACACCGGTAGCGGATTATAACATTGGGCTGACATGGGAAGACCCCGACGATGCAATAATCGACGGTGTCACCGTTGCCGAGTGGGCGGGCACCAAGGTTGTGCGTAAGGAAGGCTCTTACCCTACCGGCCCGAGCGATGGGGAGGA